CCGGCGGCATATGAGTTTTCGCCTATCGCGGAGACCCCCGTTCCATAAGCGAACGAATTGGCGCCTGCCGCGACTGCTCCGGTTCCGCCGGAAAAGCTGCCGGACAGAATATAGACATCTCCAGATATCTCTCCACCAGTCTTGTCATACTTTCCATCAATAGCGCTAGCTGAAAGCAGCTCAGCACTTATTGTCAAATTTTCTACTTTAATTGAATTTGCCATTGTATTTTCCTTTTATAAAATTAGATTAATGCCTGCAGATTATGTATTACTGAAAGCACATTTCCAAGTGATATGTCAGACAATGCTGTATCTGCTTGGATTCCAGCAGCTGTCAATGCATTTGCAATAGCTGCTTTTACTTCTCCACCAATAGCACGCTCAGCGATTATTGCATCTAATGACTTATCGCCAATGTAGAATCCAGACAAGCCATTCCTTGGGTTGATGTTGTATGTGCCAATACCAACAGAACTTATGGACGTACCAGAATCTCCGTTCCAGACATATGAATAGTCATGAAGAGCATTAGCTTTTATTCCAGATGAATGGCTTGCTACTCCACCTGCAACAGTTGTGTGTCCTTCAGCATGCGCCCAATTTCCACTAGCTGTTGTATTATAACCTTCTGCGTGAGAGCCGATGCCTGTCGCTGTTCCTCCAATGAGGCCATTTCCGCCACCTTCAGCATGAGCACCTTCAGCGCCAGCTTGTGACTTGCAGCCTTCAGCATGAGCCCACGCAGCAGTTGCATTTGTTTCTCGGCCTTCTGCGTGGGAACCAATTCCAGATGCGATTCCACCTCTTACATCGGCTCCTCCACCTTCAGCATGAGCACCATCAGCTATTGCCTATGACTTGAATCCTTCAGCATGTGCATACTTTCCTGATACAACGGTCTCTTGTCCTTCAGCATGAGAAGCATTATTTGTTGCAGAAGATGACAAGCCTTCTGAATGAGAATATGATCCGCTAGCTAAAGTATATTGTCCTTCAGCATGAGCTCGATAGTTCAATGCGCTTGTCTAGTAGCCTTCAGTATGAGATGCAATTCCTTCTGAATATGTCTAATATCCTTCCGCATATGCTGCAGCACTTAATGCATATGTTTTGAATCCTGATGAATGTGAATAATCTCCAATAGCTGATGTCTATTGCCCTTCAGCGTGAGACCAATTTCCATTTGCAAATGTTCCTTGACCTTCAGCATGAGACCCAAATCCATTTGCAATTCCACCTATAGCGCCATTTCCGCCACCTTCTGCATGTGCACCAACATTATTAGCTTTTGTTAAATAACCTTCAGTATGTGATGCTCCTTGGAAAGCAGATGTCTAATATCCTTCAGCATGAGATCCATAATTGCCTAATGCTATAGTATCATATCCTTCTGCATGAGCACCTAGATTTGCTAAAGACTTTGCAAACATACCTTCAGCATGAGCGCCAGTTCCTGCAGCAAGAGTTCCATGTCCTTCAGCATGCGAGTAGCGACCTTCAGCGAATGTGTTTCTGCCTTCGGCATGCGCGAACTGCGCCGTAGCATGCGTAGAACCACCTTCAGCATGATTTGAAGTGAAAGTTGGAATCACAAGGTTTCCAACTTCAGGATGAGTTGGGCAATAGAGCGCATTGTCATCACCACTTAACAACAGTTTAGTGAAAGCTGTCAAGCTCTTTCCATTATATGATGCTGTTGCTTTCAATGCATCCTTAAATATAACATAGTTTGAACCAACGGCTGATATTTCAGAGAACTATGCATCAAGCATGTTATCAAGTGCAATTGACCATTTTGTAGTGTAGCAATCAGCTGGAATGCTGGCGCTTACCGATGAAAGACCATCTACACTAAGAATGACTTTATTCTCTGCCGAGACAACTCCTATGACTATGAATCCTCTTGAGCCAATTGATGCTGTGCCATATTTTGTAGATTCCGCTTGAATGAAAGAATTGCCAGCACTGTATACATATACACTATCTGGTGTATTTGTCTAGATGTAGTTTCCGGATAGAATCTTGACATTTCCACTTACTTCTCCACCAGTTCTCTTGTCAAGATAATTTGAAAGTTCACTAGCAAAGGGAATTTGTCTTAGATGATCTCCAACAGCTTTTGCTTCAGCCGCTACTCCTGGGCTTGTAAGAGCACCATCAGTCTCAATCCAACCATCATATCTCTTTGGAGCTAGCTTCAACCTAGCTATCTCATCTTCCGTAAAAAGGGATGATGAAGAAGAAGAGAAACTAGCAATTCCAAGTTTTGGCTCAATCTCATTTGTATCTGTCATAGCAATTGATATTTACAATTGCTATGGAAAAGCTAGAATCTAAATAGCTTTAAATTACATCAATATTCACTAATCTTGATGAACTAGCTCTAAGACACATAGAAAGTCTTGTTTGTTACTATGTTTTTGACAAATCTGCCAATTCCAATATAGTCAGTGAATCTTCCAGATGTGATTGTCACATTGCCATCAATGCCATATGTTTTCATTTCACTTGTGTCAATTCTTATGATTGTTTTTGGAACTTTGAAAGATTTTATTTTATAATAAGTCATTGGTTGAGAGCAGGTTATGAATCCTATTCTTCCACCTCCGCTCAATTCACTAAAGCAAGTATATCCAGTTCCATCAGTGGTAGTAACTGATGCTAAATTTACTGTCAAGTTAGCATCAGTATCATAAGCAGTCTCTCCACTATAAGAAAATGGTGTGGTCTAAGCTGTCAGCATATTGCCTCTTCTTGTGACTTTTATTTTTGTCATACCAGCATTTTTCCACGTTCTACCAATTTTATTAATATCTTCGGATTTAAAATCATCTTTTACTTGTTTTCCAATCACATAGTCAGGATGAGTAGTATATCTTGGCCAACCACTTGAATTTGTTTCAGCATACCAAGTGTACCAAGAATTATCTTTACTATCAGCTGGTCTTCCACTATAGATAGCAGATCTATCTGCCCAAGCGGTCAATCCTTTATCTGAAACCCCACCAACTCTCATTAGATTCAGTTGCTGTGCCTTTCCATTTTCATCTTCATTGAATGCTGCAACCAATCCAATATAGTCATTATCTATTGATGAAGAGCATAATTCAACTACCATTTCATATTCTGTATATTTCTCTGGTGATATAAATGCAGAATAATCATAGCAATTCATAGGCTAGAGAATTGAATTTATTCTATCATTATAAACCCAATATTCACTTCCATATCCCTAATTAGTTTGATACACATTAGGACATTCTTCGGTTGGAACTAAAGATGTTACACCAGAATCATTTTTCCAATAATAATTGTATAATTCCCAGGTGCTTTCTGGGGTTTCTGATATAAGTTGTGAATATGATGTCAATGCGGTAGTATGTCCATTTTTATTTGAAAACATCTCATTCACTGTTCTTATATTTTTTGGATAAGAAGTATATCCCTATATCGCTGAACCATATCGACCAGTTCTTATCCAATTGTCAAATATTGTTTTAAATGAAATACTAGCAGCTACAACAGCATCTTCATCGGCTTGGTTTTCACATATGTATATGTCCGAACGAAGCACCGATTGCTTTTTTATATCAGTTGGGGAGAGATATACCACTTCTCCTTCATTGCCATAAAGTGAATCTATGCTGCTTTTTATCTGCTTTGGCTCTCCATTTATTGTCAGTGTGTTTGTGCTTTGATCATATGACACTTTTGATGCAAATTCAACTAGTTGACCATTTACTTTGTGATATATAGACATGATTACTGCTTAACTCTTTAGTTTTTACTTATTTTTACTTACACAATCTTGTACAACTGCTTGTTTGACTCAAGCTTCACAAACAAGCAGTCTCTTGTAGCCCACATGTAAGTTCTTGTTCCTTTGAATTTAAAGAAGTTGTCAAAATCTTTGTTTGTCTTCTTTCCAGTAGTGTCAAGTGACTTAGCATGCAAGTCATTCAAGCATAGCTCTAGCTCACCACTTGTAGCTTCATAGTCAACTGCAATTCTAGTTGACTCGCCTTCAATGTTTATGAATGCAACACAAGAGTCAGAAGCCTTCAGCCATCTCAAGTCTTGCTCAACTAGAGCATGCTTGTAAGGAAGCTCTAGAGAGTTTGTTGTGATTTGATAAGCATCTCCATTGCCATCAATGAATAGAAGCTCATACCCATTTGTGACAAGCTTGCTGCCACATGCAAATCTGTGGATGTCAATTGCTGTGCCATCATCAATGAAGTCATACTTTTCATGAGATGGCTTTGGAGCATCTTTGTCATATCTGTCAATGACTCCATCATATCCACCATATGCGGCATCTTCCTCATCTGGATACATTGACACATCTTCAGCAACTTCTTCAGAGATTGTCTAGTCAAGCTTGTGCATCTCTTCAATTCTCTCATCTGCTTCACTTGCTGGTGGTGCTCCTTCTTCATCCGCATTGACATATCTTCTTGCTTTGCACTTCCAGATGTACTTGTGCAAGAGTGGATTTATCCCATCTTGCGAAATCTGCCGATCAAAACACTCAGTTATCTCATATTTTTCTCTGCTCTTTTCATCAGGGAAGTCAATCTCAACAACATCTCCAACCATTGGATGGATCAACTCTGCATATTTTCCAAGCATGTCCGTGTCATAGAAGAGAATTGAGCCGTGAAGCTTTCCAACAAGATAGAACTTGAACTGCTCAGAACCATCCTCATTCATTCCAGACTTCACTTTCTTTATCTTGTAAGTGAGATACAGCAAAGTCTCAAGATAGTCATCATTCTCAATGACTCTCTTCATTGATCTATAGAGGTCTTTGTTCACAGGAAACTTCACATTGAAGTCTACATGCTCATATGGATCACAGACAATTGTGCATTCTTGATCTAAGTTTGTTGGATCATAACCAGTCAAGATAGCTTGAAACTTGCCAGAGAGCATATCACATTTGTAGAATTGATTCCAGCCAAGTCCGAGCTCATATGGAAACTCATAAGATGAGAGATAGACCTTATCACCATCATGCTCGACAAATGCACTTGTGCACTCTGGAACTTCACAGTATATGTCAGTCTCTTCAATTGGATATTCTTTCAGCTATCCACACTTAGTTGCTAGCCAACAAGCAAAGTCCATGCTGTCAAAGTAGAAAGTCACATCCATGCTAGGATTCAAGCCCCATTTCTGAAGCTAGAGGATATCAGTCTAGACTTCCATGTATGTGATCATGTCAGCAGAGCAGTTGTAGCATGGATTCACATTGCAGCCATATGCTCTCAGAAGTCTAGCATTCTCATCAACAATGCCTTTGAAGTCGGTGAACTCTGAAGTGTCTAGTTTCCAATATCGACAGTCAATGCCATAAGAGCGGATGAGATCCCTGTAGTAGTTCCCAACAACTCTTGCTTCTTGCTCAAGGTTCTGGCGCTTTATGTACCGGATTTCGCTGAGAGAGTCTTGTCTTACTGCCATATTGAATACTATTTACCCTAAGAAGCCATCTCTAAATAGTCAGAAAAGCTGCTAGAAGAATCTAGCAGCTTTCTTCTGCAACTTCTGTGAAAGATTCACATCAATGGAACCAAGTCTCTGGAAAGTTGTCGGCGAAGATGAATGCGTAGAATGCAATCACATCTTCAGCACCAGGCCCACGCTATTTAGCCCATCTAAAGACATATGGCCCAGCAAACCAAGAGAATTTCCCAAGTGCCTTTGACATCTTCTCAGCTAGATTTTCATATGCATTGACCACCTCACTTGGAAGTGGACGATGATTGGAGAAGCTTGAGAACTTTATGCACAGACACTTTGAGAATCTAGACCAGTTTTGACTGACTTTAGAAATGTCAGCTCTCTTGCTTTTTGCTTTTCTGAGAAACTCTGTGTAGTCATAGTCATCTTTGGATATGACACGACCTGAGACTGAACCAATCTAATTGTTGCGAATGAGATTAGCTCCATCAGCCTGAGCTCCAATTTTCTAGAAGAACTTGTCCCACTTGAAGCGCTGATCTTCCTCATAGTTGTCATCGTCTTCATCTTCAACTTCTCGCTCTAGCTCAATCAGCTTGTCTATCTAGCTCTTTGGCAGAGGCCTGACTCCAGCTAGCTGGCAGACCTTCTTAACAAGTGGCTCGGAAGAAGCAAGACCGGGCTCATCATCAAACCTTGGGCAGCAGACTCTGAAGAAAATGCACTCAAAAGATGGATCATTGTACAGCTCTTCAAGCTCAGGCTCATCTTCAAGTTGTCCTTCAATCTGCTCAGCTACCCACTCTTCTTTTCCATCATCAATATACAGAAGTCCATACTTCAAGCCATAGAAGAGCTCCTTATCTGTCTTGCACAAGTTTGCAAAGTCAACAAGAAACTTGTCTTGCTAGCCTTTCTTGAAGAACACAGCGGTCTGCGCATTGTCTACCATTCCTTCGGCATAGATTGGAATGTCAAATGCTTTGTATCCAATCTTCTAGAAGATCTCAGGTGTGAGTGTCAAAGTGAAGTATGTAGTCAACCTGAAGTCTGTTCCTTCAGCAAGTGCATTTCCTGAAAAGTCACCATTGAAGAGAAAGTCTTGCTCTTCTTTCGGCAATTTTGCAATTGCAGCTTCAAATGCTCTCTTTGCTGCATTAGATGACTCATCCAGCTCCTTGCTATTGAGCTGCTTCTTCCAGTAGTTAATTGCTTCAACAATCTGCTTTCTTGTATATCTCTTCTTCATAATTGTTTTTTTTTTGTATGAACTATTCCAACAAACTTATTAACCTTAAATATATTTATCTTAGCTAACTAATGACTCCAAGAAATCATGCACTGCTGATCCTAGCACTTCAGCTTTCTTTGAAGAGATATAGGTGTTAGGGAGCTTTGAGATCCTTGACTCAAATGCATTGTACTTTTTCTCAATCAGCTCACCATGAATATCACACACAAATTGCTTTGACTCAAGAATTCCATTCACAAAGCGATTGCCATCTGAAGTGACAAAGTTCTAGATGCTAGGCTCAAGCACGGTGTCAAGGCAGATTAAATGAAACTCTTTCACTATTCCGGTGCTCTCATCAACTTCACCAACCGCTCTAGAGCTCACTCCCCACTTTGTTCCATAGTTTGTGAGTGCTGCAAGAATGTCTCCACATGGAGTTCCTTTTATTCCAAACTTCTCATCAGAGCAAAGGATGATTCCCTCACCAATCCAAACATTCTTGTCTTCAGTGAGTGACAATGTCCTAGCTGAAGCTCTCTCTGGCTGAATCACACTTACAGATGGATGCTCTAATTCCATCAATGCACGATTCTCATTGATCATCTCACGAGTGAAGCGATCAGCCTCTTCTTTCATATCTTCATATTTGTATATACGCCCATTTCCATTCTTCTGCTCACACATCATGAAAGGACCACGAAACTTCATTGTCCTTGGCTTAGATGGATCATATGTTGATGTTACCAGTTCAGCTGGATCAAGTGCTTCGGTTATGAGCTTCAATGTCTTTGTAGCCATCAGGTTGTTCCTTAGGATTTGATTTTCTCAAGTATTTACCAGCTAAATAACTGCTATTTAGATGCATTTTAGACTCTAAGTCAATATTTTTTAGATGATGTTTAATCCTTTTAAGATAGATTTTCACAATTTTGATGCAAAAGCTGCACTTGAAATAGCAGTTTGGCTTGTTGCTGACAAGTTCATGTATGAGCGAGCTACTGAACGAACTATATTGATGATTCAAGATGCTTTAGATGAATTTGGCATTGAGCTTGTCTCTAGAGAAATAATCTGGTCAGCTAAAGCATCTTGCTACATGAGATTCAACAAGCTCATTCTTGAGATTGCATTTGCTGAAACACCAAAAGATGCATTGAAACCAACAAAGGTTACACTTGAATTGACTTGTGGCTGACAATCTAAATGAAAGAATCAAATGAGAATCACATTCAAGAAAATTGAAATTCACAATTTCATGTCATTTGAAGATGAAGTCTTTGACTTCTCTGAAAAAGATGGAATGACTTTAGTGCAAGGAATAAACAATGACTTTCCTGGACAGACAAATGGTGCTGGAAAATCTAACATCTTCTTGTCTTTGACTTATACGCTGTTTGGTGACATGCCAAAGATAAAAAAGAATGAGAATATCATCAATCGGCTTGCTAATCCTCAGGAGATGCGATTGGCTCTTTGGCTTGATGTAGATGGACAGCAATACAAGATTGCAAGAGGAATCTCAAAGAAAGCATCTTCTTTAGAAGTGTTCAAGCTAACTAAGTGTGGAGGTGAAGAAGATGTCACAAAGTCATCAATTGCCGAAACACAGAAGATGCTGGAAAATGACATTTTGCATTGTGACATCTCAATATTCTTGCGTACAATTCTTTTGACCGCAGATGAGACATACAACTTCTATCTTTTGAAGAAAGCTGACAAGAAAGAGTTTGTTGAGAAACTCTTTGACATTGGAGTTTTTGAAGAGATTTGGAAGCTTGTGCATCGAGATGTACTTGATCTTGACAAAGAGATACTTGCAAAGCAAAACTATATGCTTGGCTTGAGCAAGACAATTGATGACTGTCAAGACAAATCAAAAATCTATGAACTTGAGCATAAAAACAAGCTGTCATTGCTGGTTGAGTCTATTGAAGATACTGAAAACAAGCTGTCAGAGCAGAAGAAGGTAGAAATAAAGAGCAATGCTGGTGTGATTCAAAAGCTTGAACTTGCCATTGAGAAGCTGGAAGACAAGAAATCTGAAGCTTGGAATGGCGAGTCAGCTATATCGGAGAAAATCTCAAAATGTGATTTAGGTGTCCATAAGCTTGAAGCATCAAAAGCTGCTAGCCAAAAGACTATCTTGAAGCACAGTGAAGTTCTTGGAAAGTTGTGTGATGACTGCAAAGTCATATTCTCAAAATACTATAGCTTAGATCAATGCCTAGAAGAGATTGAAAGCTCTGATGAGAAGATAAAGAAGCTTGAAGCTGCAAAGAAAAAACTCATTGAAGAGAAAGCCGAATTCAGCAAATCTAAAGCCGAGAATGAAGAGAAGATTCAAAAAGCAAGAGCTAAACTAAGAGAATTGAATGCTGAAGCTACCGAATCTAGAGCTGCTCTTGCAAGACTTGAATCAAAAGTAGAATCACTCAAAAGTGACCTAAAGAGAACCGAAGTTGAGAAAAATCCATGGCTTGAAATGCTAGCTGAGACTAAGAAGAAGATTGCTGTTGGAGAAAAAGAACTTGAATCTTCTGTCTTGAAGAGAAAACATCTAGATCTAGCTCAGAGCATTGTGTCTCAAGACACCCTCAGAAAATTTGTGATCAAAGATTTAGTAGTTCTCTTGAACAACAAGATTAAGACATATTTGACAAAACTTGGAGCAAACTTCTATGTAGTGTTTGATGAAGACATGGACTATGAGTTTGTAACACCAAGTGGAAAATGTGAATGGGGCAATTTTTCTGCTGGAGAACGAATGAAAACAATGGTAGCAACATCATTTGCTTTTCGGGATTTCATGTCAGCTAGAAATGGCCTGAATGCAAACATTCTGATTTTAGATGAGTATTTTGACAGTGCAATTGATGCATTGACTGTTGAAAGTGTCTTGAATCTTCTTAAAGACATGTCAAAAGAGCTGAAGCAGAGCATATATGTGATAACCCATCGAAAGGAAGTGTCTTCAGACACATTTGATCAGCTTCTTGTTGTTGAAAAGACCAATGGAACAAGTCATGCATCATTTGCTTGAAATGAGTTGTAGAATATAATATGATAGTTCATAGGAGAAGAACTGTGGATGTTTTTAGTAAAATGGTTGAAGAAGGTTTTCAAGATGGCAGACAACAAAGACAATAATGAGAAGAAAGCAGCAATTCTAGAGCAGAACAAGATGCCAGTTCTGCCAAATGGAGATCCACTTCCGCCATCATTGATTGATGAGCGAAAGAGAAATGTCAAACTCAGAAAATTTGAGTTGCAGATATTCAATGAAGATCTGCAAGATGATGGCACTATACAGTTGAAGCCGGAGAAAACTGAACGAGCAATCATTATTGAAGTTGCTACACCAGATGAGTTGAAGATGGCATTGCAGCAATATAGGATGTGTGGCCAAGTTGCAAAGATTGTCAGAGAGATAGATCCTCCAGCTATGCCACAAACACAGCAAGTTACTGTTGCACCAAATATCCCAAATATCTCAAATGCTCAATATCAACCAGTTGCATTTCCATCTATTTCAACAAGAAATGATGATTCCGAAATAGTTGCAACACCTCCTCAGCCAAAAACAAAGCCGAAGATTGTTACAATTGGTGACATGCAAGTCAAGTATGATGGAGACAAAGTCTATCAAAGACAATGGGTAAAATTGAATGCAACAGAAGCTGCTAACTTCAGAGTTGTCAATGACTCAAGCAATAAGATAGTGTCAATGGCTGGGAAACACATTGAAGCAAAGCGTTGGGTACGTGTTGAAGAGTCATCTGAAGACAATATTGATGATGCTGTTGAAGCAATTTTAGCTGGAAATTGAGAAGAAAGAAGAAAAGTAAAATGTCTAAGTGGAAATTTGTAATTGTTTCAAAAGATGGTGAATTCAAGATTCCTCCAGAGAAGTTCACTGATGTTGCTGATCTTGCTGAGATAAACATCTCATATGTAGACAACAACACAAAGCCTATAGCTGAAGTCTATAACAAATATCTTGAGAGTGAGAGAGGTCCAAATGGAACAAATTGGGACTATATGGTATTCATGCATTCTGATGTCTCATTTGATCTTGGTGGATTGATAAAGCATGTTGAGAAAGTCTCTGAAAAGTATGACATCATTGGATTATGTGGAACTGCTACAATGAATGTCATGGAAAGCCCATTGAATTGGTTCACTTCTAGTCGTCCAACTCCAGACAAACGCTGGGGATGTGTAATCCATGGTGAACTCGGAAACCAAATGACGTGGTTCTCTCAACATAGTCCAGATGTTGGTGACCACGAAGTTGCCTGTCTTGATGGGCTTTGCTTGATATTTACAAAGAAGATAATTCTAGACAGAAGCATTAGATTTGATCCAACAGTTGGCGAATTTGACTTCTATGATAGTGACATTTCAATGCAAGCAATGATGAATGGGTTGAAGCTTGGAGTTGTTGTCAGAAAAGATCTAATGCATTTTTCAGTTGGCAAGTCAATATTGACTCCACATTTCTTAGAGAATGAAATCAAGTTCAGAAGAAAATGGAATCTTCCATTGCCTCCAAACCTTGCAAAGCTTGAAGCTGAGAAGCAAAGACAACTAGATGGCTTGACAGTTAATGAGCAAGTTCAGATTCAATCACCAGCTAATTCTTCTGCATCATCAGAAGTTGGTTCGCTATCCGCTTAACTGCAATCTAAATCTATAATGTCTGTCTTCAACTATGGCTAAAGAAGCTAACATCAAAGAAAAGACAGTAGACTTATCATCATTCAAGATAGATGTTCGTGAAGTTTCAGTTAATGGCAAAAGACTGCCACTCTCTATAGGTGACAAGCTGCTCATAAATGAGCAAGATCATCTTGTCAAGACGGTTACAAGCATTCAAGTGCATGAAGATGGTAGAGTTGGATATATGCTTGAATGGTTTGACAGCACAGATTCTAGCTTCAAGACCGAATGGGTTACTAGCACCGAGCTAGCTTTCTTGAATAGAGCTAAGAAAGAGAGAAAAGTTGTCAAAGCTTTTAGTCAAGACTAAAGTGGTATAGTTTGAAACATGACGGAAAATGATATTGCAAATGAAGTTGGAGTTCTTTGGATTGATAAATGGTGTCCAAAGACACTTGATGAATATGTCTTGAATGATGAGCTTAAGACATATTTTAGGAATATGGTCAAAGCAAAGACACTTCAAAACTTCACAATGCTTGGAACCCAAGGCTCTGGAAAGACGACTTTAGCTAAGATTCTTGCAAAAGAGTTCAATGCTGAAGTTCTTTTTGTGAAGTGTGCAACTGAAGGAACACTTGATGTTTTGAGAACTAAGGTAGCAGAATTTTGCAATGCTCTAACTCTTGATAACAGATTAAAGATAGTCATCCTTGATGAGATAGATTCCGCAAGCTCAACTGGTGAAAACTCATTCCAAAAAGGCTTAAGAACTTTGATTGAAGCTCATCAAGAAGATTGTAGATTTGTGCTAACTGCAAACTATCAAAAAGTAATTCCAGCAATTCTTTCTAGATGTCCAATCATTCCTTTGAAGTTTGACAAGAAAGATCTCTTGATTCATGTGAAGAAGATTCTTGATGCTGAAAAGATTTCGTATTCAAAAGAGAGCTTGAAAGCTTTTATTGAAGAAGCATTTGGCTACTATCCAGATTGCAGAAGAATCATCAACTATCTCCAGTTCTGCTCAAGCAGTGGTGAGCTTGTTGTGAAGCTCAGTAGCATTGCAAACTCTGGCAGGGATGACTTTCTTGAAGAGCTTGTGAAGAAGACAATTGAGACTTCAAATCTTCTTGAAGTTCGGCAGTTCTACATGAGAAGCAAAGATAAGATCAATGATTATGTTGAGTTTGGCTCAGCATTCTTCAACTATATTGTTGACAATGGAATCTTGAGAAGTGCTGATGGAGTGCTGAAGATGTCTGAGCTTCTCTACCAGTTGAATGTTGTGATTGACAAAGAAGTTGGGTTTTTTGCAATGGTGACGGCTTTGAAGAAACATGGAAGCTATTAAGAGAGATATAAGAGTAGGGAATGGCACTAAGAAGATGCAAGAGATCTCAAAGATCTTCAACAAGTCTTCTAGTATCTCAGAGTTTAAGATAAAGTTGTCACTAGCTGGCATTGACTTTGACAAAGCTGAGCAAGAGTATACACGACTAGTTGCTAGTAAGTGGCCAAAGTTTCTGGAGATGTTCAAACATCCAGACAAAGATGCTTTCAGCTTCAAGCGGTACATGGATGTTGGAGTTCAAACTAACACAGTTACCAAGAAATCTTCTAAACCAAGACTGCCATGCAGTATAAAGAGAACTGACACTCAGATTGCTATAAAATCTGCTAGTGATGATGGCTGCAGAAAATTTGGCTGTCAGCATGATTCATTTGAGGCACTAGGAAAGCTTCATGGAATTGACTTTGAAGCTGAAATAGTCAGAACTATGCTCTATGAGCTTGCATTCTAAGTTAGAAGAATCTATATATGGCTGGAAACTTCAAGAGTACAATGTTGTTTGATGTTCTCAAGAACATTTTGACAACTAAGTCAATAGAACTCTACAAGAAGCACATTGAGAGTGAGAGCTTCAAAGATGCTGCTCCATTTATGATCCGTCGCTACTTGACTATGCATACAAATTCAGTCATTCGTGGAATAGTCATGGACAACTATGCGGCTCTTGAGAGAATGAATGAGAGAATGCTGTATCTTTGGCTACTTCAAAAGATTCCAAAAGTCAACAACAGTTTCATCAGGTACTTGAGATGATAGATGAAGACTTCACCTAGAAAGAACTCAATGAAGCTAAATCACAGCTTTGCTTCAACTTGTGCTCTCACTATGATGAAAAGTTTAGCATTGAGAATCCAGAGAAGTCTATAGTCAAGATGACGGTTGAAGAAGGACTTCCACCTTGGCTTCTTGATATCATGATTGATGAGTTTTCTAAGAATTGATTCTAGACCATACATTATTTGTATGGGCAAGAACAAAAGAAGACAATTAGAGTACTTTGACCAATTTCATAGCTAGAAGTTGATGTGTGATTCAAATGAAGAGATTGACACTCTGAATTGGCTTAATGAAGCAATCAAGCTTGGAATCATAATTGACTATGTATATTAGCCATCTTCATTGAAGTTGTTTGATCCAGTTGACTACATTAACATTGATGGAAAGAAAAGATGCTTGTTTAGAGAGCATGTGTATTCTCCAGATTTTTTGATCAAGTTCAATCCAAGCAAGTTTCCATAGCTAGCAAAAGAATTCAAGCTTACAAATTAGCAATCTTCATTGAAAGAATTTGAAATCTAGATTGATGTAAAAGGAACATTCAACAAGACTGAAAGATCATTTTCTTTGAATCAGAAGTGGTGTTGGCAAAAATTCAAGATATACATCTACAAGCTAGTGCCTAAAGAGTTCTTCAAGAAGATGGGATGCCCAAAAACAAGTTTCTACACCAAGAAAACTAATAAAGTTAGAAAAAATTTTGTTGGATGCAAATCACTTGAACAGATTTTCTTCAAGTCACAATCTATTGATACTAAAAAAGCTAAGTAAAAATCACTTAGCTTTTTGTTATTTGTTCAACAAATCAATTTGCTACTTGTGTTTGCTAAGCAATTTGCCAGAGTTTCAACAAAAGACCACCTAGTCCAGTAGATATAAGTCCATAAATCAAATATCCAATCCAGTTTGCAGTTTTTAAACCACCATGTATTTCAGCTTCTTTCAACTTGAACTTGAGATTAGTGTTGTCTACAGATTTTTCAACGCTTTTTATTGCAACTTCAACCTTCTCAAATCGTTCTAGGATTTTATTATCCATCTCTTCAGATTTTCTTGCAATCTCTTCAAGCTTCTCATCTCTAGCTTTCAATGATGAATTTATGTGGTTGATGCTTTCAACTATATCAGTTTGCTGCTTTATCAAGTCTTTTACTCTTGTTGCAGTCTTCATCTAGCAGTCCATGAGCATCTCTACTCTATGCTGCTCAACCGCTTTTATGGTTGTTTCATCTTTAGATTGGTAAGCTATGTCTCGTTCACGCTTCCACTGTTCAACTTGTTCTGCGGTCATAATATATCAATGTTCTCCTATATGTATATTCTTGCTTGAAGAAAGCATTTATCTTCTTGATTCTTACTTACACTGAAGAAGTTGAATTTCTAAGTCAATATCATCTTTATATGGCACTTAGAGAGAAGTATACAAAATTTTTAGATGATGGCTTTAGACATAATTTTTTGCATCTAAATGCAAAGATTGTTCAAGACAAAAATCTTCAAATTCCACAATATGCTAGATATGTTTGTGATTCACAGATCTTGCATAGAAGCAAAGAGCATGAAAATGATAAGAATGCTAGCTATGGATTTTCTCCAATAAACTTCTTATGTGCTATTCATGAAGACAAGACAATGTCTAAGACTCTTTTTGAATTCAAGATAGTCAATCATTTCTTGAAAGACAAAGAAGGAGAGAAAGCAACTGAAGTTGTTGAAGCAATGCTTGTTGATCTTGTCAAAAATGACAAGAGCATCAGAACTTTTGACATCGACATCATTGATGCTGAACTCAAAAAGATTGAAGATGAATATCTAAAGACACAAAGAACTAAATCTAGTGAAGATAAGGTGAAAGAAAATGAACATTGAAGCTATAGAGCAGCAACTAGTTGCAATTGAAGAATCTCTTCCAAAGCTAAAAGCAATTGTTGGAGATGTAAAGGCATGCAATTCGGACATTTCAAAGACGATTTTGATGTCTGCTATCAAGAAATTTTCAACTCCAATTGTTGATTTTAAGCTTAATCCTGAAGAATAATAGCTTTAGCTTATATGGATGTTTCTTGTCCTAAGATGAGGCTCTTGTATTATAAGAACGTCCTAGATTTAGCTGTTTCAAGATTTTTTGGAAAATTCAATGACAGTTTTTCAAAGACTGATGCATCTAGATATGTGTTCAGTTCAGATGCTTCAAGAGAGAGTTTGAAAAAGACATTCAAAGAGATCATTCTTGAAGTCATAGAAGAGCTAGATGAACCATGGAAGATAGAGTCACCATCTTGGTTAGTGTTGTTAGGTGGATGCTATCCAAAGAACAACATAATTTTGAAGTATCGAAACACTAAAGATTATTTTCCAACTAAGCTAGAAAAGATTCTTGAGACCGAGTCTACAATTAAGTGGATCCTAGCAGAAAAAGACATTGATGTTGACATTAGACTTTTCAATGAGCTGTTCAATGACATATTCTTGGAATTATCATCTAGAAGATTTTCGTTGAACCACAACTTAAAGAATGTCATTTGCATATCTCATAAGAACTTAGATTGCTACATGATATTCAAGATAATGAAGTGGATATATGGAAGAAGTGCTTGCATTAATGTATATGAAGATGCTGGAATATCAAAAACGAGACTTCCATTGATAGCTATCAATGATCTTTTAAGCAAATATATCCACAATAAGCAAGAAATGAACAGGTCAAAAGGGTTCAAGAAATGCGCTCTTGAAATCAAACAGCAGTTAGCTGAGCTTTTAGATCAATCTAAGCTAGTAAAATGATATACATATGGCAAAAATACAGATAGAGTTGAATGACTTCAACTTGTTTGCAGAAGTTTTGAAGTCAGCGGTGAAGATTGTTGATTCAGCAAAGATCTTGATAGGTCCGCAAGGTCTTGAAATCTATGGTGCAAGAGACAAGATAGCTAGATGTGAGTTGGCAAGCAACTGTGTTTCTTCTGGAGAGCCGATTGAATTTTGTTTAGAGAGTCTAGCTATGTTCAACAAGATAGTTGCTACCGTCAAAGATGTTCATGATGGTGACTATTCCGAGTTGAAGTTCATGTTTGATTCTCCATTTTTGCGTTTTGAATCAAAGAAGTTCAAGACAAAATATGGAACTTGCAATGAAGCTACAATTGGCAAGTGGATTTCAAAGAAAGTTGAGACAGCATTGGTTCCAGTCTTTGAGTTTACAACAACTAGTGACATGATAAAGAGGATCAACAGCCATGCATTCATGTTCAGTGATTCAAAGACAGTCAGAGTATACATTGAGACTAAAGATGATATGGAGACAAATGCCGTCTTTGCAACACTTGGAAACAAAGAGACTGCTCTCAACAATGAAATAACAACAAAACTTGGACTTGTCACTTCTGGAACATTGAATCCAGAGAATGAAAAGCCACGAAAGATAATTCTTGATCTTGAACGTCTGAATTTATTCAATGCAGTTCAGGCTCCAGACATAAAAATTTCTTTGATGAACTTGAATGTGCTTGTAAGCAAATCAAAGATTCTTGGAAAAAATGGCTCTTGGTTTGATTTGACTATCTATAACACAATGCTAAAGAGTTGATAATGGCTATAAGTTTCATTGATAGGCTTAAAGCATCTGGAAAAGAACTTCTAGAGACTCAAGGTGCTGGAATAGAAATGTGGAAAAGTCTAAAGCATAATAAGCATGACTTAGAGCTTTTTCTTCAATTTAATGTTACTGAACTTAGATTTAAGCCAAAAGATGAGCATGACTTCAAGACAATTGTCTGTACTTCTAACACTAGATTGATTGCTGTATTTCAAGCTCTGAAAGAGATTGACAAGAAAAAAGCAATAGAGTCAACTCCATTCAATGGAATAAAGACTAAAAATTCAAGCTCCATATTGACTTTCAATCTAGTAGACAACAAATACAACACGATATCTCTTAGAGCTTGGGAGCTTGGAAATTTTGTGACAATAACTGAAAAGAATCTTCCAACTTTAGATGTTCTTCTTTGTGATTTGCTTAAACGAGGAGAAAATCCAAGCAAAAAAGATGATTTGTTGTTTTTTAGATGAGGTATAATTTTATATTATGCTTTCATATGAGCACATAGAGTTTTTGAAAGAGCATATAATTGAATATCTTCCAAGACCATATGTCAATGTTGGTGGAAGATATAATTTTAGATGTCCATTTTGTGGTGATTCAAAGAAGTCCGCAACGAAGAAACGTGGATGGTGGTATGCTTCTTCAGATGCAAGTTTTTATTGTTTTAACTGTGGAACTTCTTTTACCGGCTTGAAGTTTCTTGAAGCACTGGCTGGCCCTACTGCTTTTGAAGACCTCAAACGACAATATTTGAGGCTTTTTCTGAAAAGTGGGCTTGGCAATGCTCTTTCGGTTGACTTTGGTCTTAGAAGAGAAGATAATAATTCAGAACCAAACATATTCAACTTCAAGCGTGAACTAGATCCAGAATGGAAAAAACCATTGTCTGAAAAAGCAAGAGAATATCTTGAAAATAGATTGGTTCTAGATGCACCATTCTTGAAAGAACCAATCTATTCAACTTACAACACTACTACAAATGATGAATATATCTTGATTCCATGGAAAATCAATGGAGTTGATGCTTATTGGCAGACAAATGATTTCCAAAAGATTGGATCAATGAAGTATATCTTTCCAAAAGACAAGAAGAAATTGATATATGGAATAGACAATATTGATCCTTCATACAAGAAGATCATTGTATTTGAAGGTGTATATGACAGCTTGTTTGTCAAGAATGGAGTAGCATCTGGAACAAAAGCTATAACAGAATGGCAAATGAAGATTTTGAGACAAAGATGGCCAAACCACGAAATTGTAGTGTCATTTGACAATGACACCTCTGGAATAGCTTCAATGATAAAGCTCATCAACAGAGATGATGTTGATGTCAAGTTCTTCAGATGGTTCACTAAAGACACTAAGCAAAAAGACATAAATGAACTAGTCTTAGCAAAAAAAGATCCAGATATATTCAAAGATCAAAAGAAGCTTGATAGGATGATTTTTGGAAAGCTAGAAATGAAGATGTGGCTAGTTTTGAATGGTCTTTGGAAAAAAGAAAAGATTGCTTTTTCTAAAAATTCTGATATAAGTGAAGATTCTAGAGAATCAACTTTAAGAAAAAGATGCAAGCTTTTGAAGACTTAATTCAAAATAAATATCTATTGCAGAAATCATTATGGTACATATAGCTAGCTAGAACAAAAGAGGAAAATATTCTCATGCTAAGACTGGGAAATATTTAGTCCAAAATCCTAGAAAATATCTTGGATCTACTCTTCCTGAATATAAATCTCAGCTAGAATATCTTTGCATGCGGTATTTAGACAGCAATGATAATGTTTTAGCATGGTCATATGAGCCAATGGCTATCAAATATTTTGATCGTGTACACAACAAAGTCAGACGCTATTACATTGATTTCACTGCGGTCTTGAAAGTTGGAAATTTCAAGAAGACCGTTTGGATTGAAGTCAAGTCTGAAATTGAAACTAAACCGCCAAAGAACAAGAACAATGCTAAAGATCAAGCTACATGGATGACTAATTGCTGCAAGTGGCAAAGTGCTCAAGCACTTGCAAGATCAAAAGGATATGAATTTCATATTTTGACAGAAGCTCAATTGACATGAAGAAAGGTGATTTAAGATGGAATTTCAAAGTTGGAATGAAGAACTTGCTATTGCTGGGCTACTTTTTAAGCGACTTTTCTCAAACATAAGAATCTAGCGATCTCTTTCAAATGGAGAGAAGAAAGAGACTTTAGTCTAGTGTGTTCTTGGGCAACGTTCAAGAATAATGAAAGCTCTAGAGAATCCTGAAAGAAAAGGAATCTACAAGCTTCCATTGATTTCAATAAATCGAACTGGATATTCACGTAATGGTGAACGTCTCAACAACTTAAACAATGAAGTCAAATATGAACTCGGACCAAAAAGTCGTTTCTATCATTTGATGGCCCCAGTTCCAATAGACATCAATTATGAAGTTACAGTGATGTCAAAATATTAGGCAGACATTGACAAGATAGCTTCAAACTTCATGGTGTTCTTCAATAGTGATTTGTTTGTAAGTTGCGAACACCCAAAATATGAAGGTGTCAAGATGAATTGCTAGGTTGTCATGCAAGATTCTGTTTCTGAAGAGCATCCGGATGATCTATCTCCTGAGACTGATGATTTTGTGACAGCCGTGTTTTAGTTCACATTCAAGACATTTCTCTTTGCCGGAATGGAGAAATACAAGAGAAGACAGCCAACTATATTGTCAAGCTAGCAAATTGTCACACTTTCAAACATTGTTGTAGTCTTAAAGCCTAGTGAAATTGATTCATTCCAAGAAAAATATCCAGAGCGTGAAGTTTCAGCTTTTGTTCCTTAGATGGTCACCGCTGACATTTCAGTAGAGATTCCTAATCCGGATCTTAGTGCTGATCCAGATCCAGATGAACCATTTGAGCCTATTCCATCAGTCAAGAGAATTGACTTTGGATTCTATGCTGTTCCAACCAGTGAAGATTTCAGCGGGTATATGATGAGTGTTGATCAGGGATTGATTACTCCACATAAGCATACCGATATTTGTGGTTATATTTCATCTGAAGCTTACATAAGTACTCATCTTCCAAAATTAGTTCCAGATCCATATTCTGAGCAATCTTCAATGCTAAGCATTTATAATGAACCACTAAAGACCTCTGGAGATTATTATGCAAAGACTACATCACACTGTAGTTTATATCCATACAAGGATCCAATTCGTTGGGTAATAAATCCTTTCTCTAAAGCAGAGTTTCCAAACAATGTAGAAGTCTATAATGACATGGATTTGCTTTGACAGCAATAAAATATTTTTATATGCCATAGTCGGTAAGCAAAAATCCAAGAAAACTCATAAAATGCATATACTTCTACAAGACTGCAAAAAACAGTCCAGAAATTCATTTTGCATTGTTGACTTCTGATGGTAGCTATGGAGAATTTCAATTTTAGACATTTTGCCAAAGATTTGGAATATCTTTAATACGAAAATTCAAAGATTTGTTCTAGAATTTTAAATTGGACAAAAACAGTGACATAGCTTTTTCCGAAGAGTTTCTAGATGGTGATCCAATAAGAATGTATTTTGACCTTATTCGTGACCATCTATTCTTCAGAATAAGCACTCTTAAATTAAGAAAGATAGTTAGAGGAATTGCTCACCGTCATCCAAGAAGTGTAATGTCAGAAGAAGAGATAAAAAGCAAAAAACGAGGAACATTTGATCCTGGAAAGATTGGTGTTGAGAGATTCACTAGACTTTGGAAATATCTTGCTCACAAAAATCGCGGAATACAATGCCCATGGATAACAAAAGAAGTTGATTGGTGGTTGAAAAACAAGTCAGAATCACTTGCAAAGCAGTATATGCAAATGAGACTTGCAATCTACTATATGGCATTGAAAAATGACTTCTATGACCTTGAAGCTATGATGGATGCAAGATGTCTGAAAGCTAGACAAGACAGAGAAGAACTGCCTACAAAAGTACTATCTAAATTGTGATGTTAACATCACAATGAATTAAGACACAAGGAAAGACAATGAAGCTAAAAGACGCTATAAAAAGCATAGGAAAAGCAACTGGAGCCTAGGAAATTGAAAACTCCAGTCTAGCAAAAGTCACTGAGTTTTTGTCAACTGGATCATATGCAATCAACCGAGTTTTGAGCGGTTCGATTTATAAGGGATTTCCTGTCGGAAGAATCTCAACCATTGCTGGAGAATCTCAATCTGGAAAATCATTGCTGGTAGCAAACACTATCATTGAAGCTCTTAAGAATGATGCAGTGGATGTTGTTTATATCTTTGACTCTGAAGGTGGAGTGCTGGTTGACTACTTCAAGTCAAACAATGTTGATATGTCAAAGATCAACCATATTCCAGTGATCTCTCTTGAGCAGTGTGCTGTAAAGATGCTTAATCTCTATGATACACTAGTCACTGCAAGACAAGATTGGTTGAAAGATCCAGACAATAATGACAATATCAGAGCGCTTGTTGTTCTTGATTCTATTGGTGGTCTCTCTTCAGATAAGCTTATTACCGATGCAGTGAAGAAGGATCAGATGGTAGCTGATATGGGAAGCTCAGCTAAGCTCCGCAACAATCTCATGCGTGGCTTGATGATGCGTGTGCCAATGTCAAATGCTACTCTTCTCATCGTGAATCACATATATGATGATCCATCAGCTGGAATGTTTGGAGCTTCGAAGATAAAGGCTATGGGAGGTGGAAGAGGACTTGTTTATTCATCTCATGTCATTCTCCAATGCGACAAGCTTTTAGTGAAGTCTAATAATGATGAGTTCATGACTGGTGAAGAGAGTGATGATGATTCACTTGGCTTCTACAAAGGTAATAGACTTCGATTCTTTGTTGTGAAGTCAAGAATTGCAAAACCAGCATTTCAAGCAACGGTCTTTTTGAGCTTTGACCATGGATATAATAAATGGGATGGACTTGTAGAAGATGCTATTGCATATGGATATATTCAAGAAGTTAGAGGTGGTGTAATAGTTCCAAGCTACTCTGACAAGAAGATAACACGCAAAGAGCTTATCACAAATGATGCAGTTTGGAAATCATTTATTGATGACTTTGATAAGAAGTCAATTGAAAAGATGGCATACTCAAACTCCACAGCAAAAGAAATTGATGCAATTGAAGAAGAAATTTGATGTATGAACATAGTAAATAAGATAATAATTGAGAATTGGACTATTACGGCTAGTTTGATTTGAGTTAACTTTACTTGATTAACTGAAACTCGTCTAAGCCGTAATTAGACGAGTTTTCTTTTTATAGTAATCAAGTAAAGAAAGAAGCATGAAACAAATAGTTCATATAGAAGACAAAGAAAGCAATCAATTCTATAGAGATAATCCATAGATGTTTGATTAGCTAATTGACATCATAAACACAACTACATTCTTTTGCCGTGAATTGAATTCAAAGCACAAAGATATTGTTAGTTGGGTTAACCAAAAGACCCCATTACTAAATGATAGTTAGTTTAACTTACTAACAAAAATATATTGGATATTGCATGGATTAACAACTTTTCCAAGTTGCAAAGTTTGTGAAACTAAGATAGTCAGAAATGTTTACAAACTAACAGATCCAAAATACAAATACTGTTCACTTGAATGCGCTCATAAATCTCCAGAAATGCCTATTCTTGGAAAGAAAACAAAGTTTTAGAAGTATGGAGATGAGACATATAACAATAGGGCAAAGTTTCATGAAACAATGAATAGTATTCCTAATGATATTAAGCAAGGATGGCAACAGAAAAAGATTGAAACATGTTTAGTAACATATGGTGTTGAGCATGTCTCACAAATACCAGAAGTTCAAGCAAAATCACTTAATACACGGCATCAAAAATATAATGGAAGGTATGAATCTGAAGAATCATCGGCTAAAAGAAAGCAATCATTTATTGATCATTATGGTGTTGACAATAATATGAAATCAGAAGAAGGAATGCAAGCTTACATTGATAGTATCAGACATAAATATGGTGATAATACAATTGTCAGTGTATTCTAGGTTAAAGAAGTCAAATAGAAAGGGATATCATCTTTCAAAGAACATATGAAAGATGACACATTTAGAGAACAACGAAGACAAAAACTTATAGATGCATCCAATAAACAATTTGGTCCAGACAACTATATGAATAGGACATAGGCAAAAGAGACTTGCTTAGATAATTATGGCGTTGAAAATCCATTTTAGATTCCTGAAATACGACAAAAAGGATCTCTACCTGAAACTAGAAGGAAAGCTGAAGAAACTAAGCGACTAAATGGAACTTTCAACACATCTAAGCTAGAAGAACATGCATATGAATTGCTATGTGAGCACTTCAATGAAAACAACATCATTCGCTAGTACAAGTCTGAAGAGTATCCATTCAACTGTGATTTCTATATCAAGGCCATCAATACATATGTTGAATGCAATTTTACCTGGACACATAATGACCATTTCTTTGATGAAACCAATGAAGATGATATGAAGGTTGTTCAATTATGGCAAAGCAAGAACACCGACTACTATCGCAATGCTATTGAGACTTGGACTATACGTGATGTCAACAAAAGAAAGGTTGCGGAGTTAAATCATCTGAACTATCTAGTATTCTGGAACTTTGAATAGTTCTTAGATTGGATCAGTGGCTTAGAGAAATAATACCACTTCCATACAATATGCTTGAGGAATTTGACAAGATTATGGCAAAGAAAAAGAAATCTAATGCTATTCAGGCAAACAATGAGTTCACTACACTTGAAGTTGATGCTGAGCTGAAGCCGGTTGATTCACAAAGTCAAGAGAAATCCATAGAACCAACTAGTGAAACCAATATTGAAGATGCTGAACTTGATGAACTTCTTGGAGAGAAGTCAAAGAATGAAGTTGTTGAAAATGCAAATTCTTCAAAGTTTTTATCTAGACTGACTCCAGAGATGACAGAAAAGTTAGAGAAGATAGACTCTCTTGAAAAGCATTGTCTTGAGCTTGAACAAGAAAATGCAAAGCTATCAGACAGCATAAATCTCTATCTTGAAGAGATTGAGACTTTAAAGTCAAAGAAAAGCATTGATGCTCCTATTGATGGAGAGATGAGTCTAGTTGATCTCAAGCATGAACTAGATAAAGCTAGATCTGAAATTGCTGAGATGAGAAAATCTCTCAAAGAGCTTCGTGAAGAGAATGACAACTATTTGATGAAAATCTCTGAATTGACTTTTGAGAATGCTAAGCTTACAAGCCAACTTCAAGAAATAGAGAAGAACATGGCTATGGTTGCAACTCCAACTCATGATGGGCCTTCAAGAAAGTCTATGATCCAACCAAGTACTGCTGTAATGAGAAATCAGCCACAATTTGCCAATCCATATCTTCAAAATGGATATCAAGATTGGTGACAAGCAATTGATGTGTGTCTATTCAATGCTAAGGTGGCATTTATGCCACCTTTTTTATTTGTTTAGCTGGTCATCTAAGCCAATATCATCTATTTTGTATGGAACTTGATTTCAATGATGAGTTGATTGAAAAGATGCTTCTTAAGAAAGCTCTTGTTGACAGAAAATGGCTAAATATATTGTCTAGTGTTTTTGATGCTAGGTGGTTTAGTGTCAAAAATATGAGCACTATCTTGATGCTTTTAGTTAAGTATTATGGAAAATATAGTTCAGTTCCAAGCAATAAAGTTCTGGCAGCAATGGCGGAAAAATATGGAGAAAAGAATCCAGAGCTTGACATCCAATCTGCAGAGGTAAATGAGCTTCTTGCAGAAGTATCATCAATTGATGTCGGTGTGTCTGAAGAAGCATTGTCTCAAAACATCAAAGAGTTTATAAGACGTAAAGCTTTCTATGAAGCATTGATGGACAATACATCTCTTCTTGAAAGAGATCCAAATAGCTATGAGCAAGTTGTTGACAAATGTCTTCAAAACTTTGATAGAGTCCAGAAGATAACATTTAATGATGTTGATCTCGGCTTAGACTATTTTGATCCAGCTTCAATGGATAAACATTGGGACTACATAAGAAATCCGGAAGCAAAGATAAAGACAGGATGGAGTTCCCTAGACTACTACACCAATGATGGATTCTTAAAAGATGGAAGGTCACTCTATCTTGTCATGGCCCAAGCCGGTCTTGGCAAGTCGGTATTTTTGTCAAATTTAGCTAAGCATTTTCTAGATCAAGATCTTGGTGTTGTAGTCATATCTCTTGAAATGTCAGAAGATGTATATGGAACAAGATTTGATGCACATATTTCAAATACAAACATCAACAAGCTCAAGAGCAATGAGACTAGTGTAATTGCTGCAGTTAAAAAGTATCATGAAGATCATCCTAAAGCAAGGCTTTATCTGAAAGAATTTCCTCCAAAGACTATAACCTGCAATGAAATTGAGACTTATCTTGAGAATTTGAAGAATGCTGGCCATGAGTTTGACATTGTTGTGGTTGACTATCTGAATCTTCTCAAAGGAAACTCATCTAGAGCAAATGACAATATGTTCAGTGAAGGTCTTGAAGTCAGTGAGAAGCTTAGAGCAATAAGCTACAAGTTTGCTAAGCCAGTTATTTCAGCAGTTCAATCCAACTCTGAAGGAATGAACAATGAGAATATTGGAATGGAGCATATCTCTCAATCAAGAGGTGTTGCATTCACCGCTGATTTTCTAATGGCATTGTATCAAACTACTGAAAGCCGAGAAAATGGATTGATAATGGGAAGAATTCTCAAGAATCGTCTTGGTGGGATGGTTGGCAAGACAATTGCATTTGAGCTAGATCCAGAGTCATTGAACTTATATGACAAGACATTTGATGATGACATTCCAGATTCTGAACCATCAGATGGACGGATGAAAGGTGTCTTGAAATCATTGACAGCAAACAATGATAGCAATAAAGGGACTAATTCTGTACAATCAATTGTTCATCCAATGAATGACATTGATGACATTTGATTGATATTTTAGATTTTCACTTTCTTAGGTAAAATATATCTAAGATGAGACAAAAACTTAAGAAAGCAAATAAAGAAAACTAGAAGAACACATCTTCTGATTGTAATAGTGGTGTTTCAAGTAAAAAGAAGATTTCGCTTGGGAAAATTGTTGAAAAAACTGTAGAGATTTTGAAAAAACCTTTTTCAAAACCAAAAGCTGTTGATGGGTTAGCTGAAGATAAATGCGATAAGAAGAAATTACAAAAAAGAAAATAGCATTCAACTTCACAATCAAGTAAGTCAAAACCCAATAAAAAGAAAGAATCAATTATTGTTGATTATCCAAGCACTTCGTTGAAAAAACTTGAAAAAGACAAAGATGCAAAAATTGCAAAGAGAAAGCTACAAAAAAAGAGAAATCCTCTGAAGAAAGAAATTGAAAAGATTTCAGATGAATACCAAGAAGATGATGACCAACTAGAAGAAGCCGCTGAAAGACAAAGAGAAGCATCATCCAGATAAGCACCGAAGTCAAC